ACGATTTTAAGAAAGTATTGTTAGAAGAAGCCAAGAAGAATGAAGAAGACTATGCATCTAAACTAGCGGGACAGATAAGAAAAGAGACTGGTTACAGTGAAGAGTCTAGAGCTAAGATTATACCATACTTATCACCATATCTTGGTGTGTACGATGTGGCGTTTCAAAGATATCAGAACAAAGAATACGAGTTTGGTAAACCAGAATACGCTTTGACTGCTTTGTGGTGTAACTATCAACGTCAGTATGAGTTTAACCCACCGCACGATCACGATGGTAAATTATCTTGTATTAGCTACATGTCATATTTTCCTGAAGAAGGTGATATGTTTATTTTTCCTGCGTGGTTGAAACACTGGGTAAGTCCTTTTAATACAGATTGCGTTAGAGTATCTGTAAGTGGTAACGTCCACGACTCAGCGCCATTGAACCAAATTAAAAAGGGTAATCTAAAAAAAGAAAAGACTGAAGATGAAGAATACCTAGAAGAGTTAAAGGAGAAACTATGAGAGCTAAAATATTTGAAAGAAACCCTGAAACTGGCATTATACGTTGGAGGTATGAGGACGAGTCTCACGATGACTTTGGTTGGCCTAACTATGGTCGAATATTAAAAACTAAAAAAGTTTCATGGTCCAAGGGCTATAAAAAATGGAAGAAGAACTTAAATAAATGACTGTGGGATACGGAATAGGTATGTTGGGGTATAATTTGATCTGTTTGATTATAGGTCTTGCGATAGCTTATTATGTGATAAATAATTATGATGAATGAAAAAGATTTAAATGAATACCATAGTATTGGTAAGCCTATCAAGTGGAGTAGTAAATATTCCTATGTCACTGGTACACGACACGAGGAGCATGGAACACGGACCTATGATGTAAATGGTTCTAGACTTCCGTCCGTTACTACGATATTAGGCGCAACAAAAGATCAACAATTTTTAAAAGATTGGAAGGCAAAAGTTGGAGAAAAAGAAGCTGACAGAATCAAAAACTTATCTAGTAATAGGGGGACAGCTATGCACAAATTCTTGGAATCTTATGTACAAGGAGTTGGCTACGATGATCTTACAGAACTCGGACAAAAGGCGAAAACCATGGCCAAAAAAATTATCGAAGTGGGTCTTACACCAGTTGAAGAGATTTATGGTTCGGAAGTCACATTGTATTATCCTGGGCTTTACGCTGGGTCTACTGACTTGGTTTGTAACCATAATGGTATGGAAAGTATTGTAGACTTCAAACAAGCGAACCGCCCCAAAAGAGAAGAATGGATTGATGATTATAAAATGCAAATAGCAGCATATGCCATGGCACATGATTACGTGCATAAATCGAACATTGAACAAGGTGTTATTATGGTATGTACACCTGACCTATACTATCAAGAGTTCAAAGTTTCTGGGGCTGATTTGAGGTCTTGGAAACACAAGTTTCTCAAACGATTAGATATGTATTACGAATTACAGTTTGACGAAAAAGAGGCAGTTGACATAAATTTGCCACAATTAGAAAAGGAGATGAAAAATGAACGATAAAATGTTTATAGCTTTGATGAAAAGATACGAGTCAGAGATAGAAGATGCAGTCTACAGAATAGATGCAATTAACGAACACAACTTAATTATACCTGAACATACAGATATATTGGGTGAAGTTGACAAAATGTTACAAAAGATTTCAAACGCAGAAGATAGATTGGCAGCTTTAAGGCGACATTACGGCAAAAAATAGGCAGTTAACCAATTTATATAGTATTATTTTACGGGTGAATAAAATATTTTTTAACGTCACGAAATAAAGTGTACTTTGTGTACTTTTGATCATTTTTTAGCATAAAATATAGCTTTTTATGGGACAAATTATAGTACACTTTTTGATTTATGGTACAGATTAATATGTACTATCAATTTCGCTATCACGTGCGGGAATGCATATTTTAAAAAAATAATTCTGTGATATAAACCTACTATGCCCAAGAAAAGAAGAAAAAGCGTTGCCTCAACTGTAACTCCCGACATACCTTTTCCTAAAGTCCGAGTGGAGTGGATCGATTGTGTGAGTGATTCGGGCTGGGCTACCGACAAAGAGTTTGATAGAATGAAATTAGCAAGACCGGTCAATGAAGGTTGGTTGTATTCTAAAGATAAAAAATCAATAAAGCTATTTGCATCTTACGATAAAGAAGATGATGGAAGTTTTACTTTTGGGGATCGGACGATGATTCCGAGAGGTTGGGTAAAGAAGATTCAGAAGTTGTAGGTTCTTCTGGTGTTACATTTATCAACTGTCCATAATCATCTAATATTTGTTTCATCTTTGCTTCTAACTCTTGTTCTGATAAATCATCAAGTTTTCCTGTTTTTATTATTTTCCTATCTATGTATAATCCTGCTGCTTTTCCACGATTTGCTTCAGCGTTTACTGCGGAAGAAAAAGATCCTTTCTTCAATGCTGCTTCACGAAGTCTTGCGAGTTCTGCAACATGCCCTTCGTAGGTCACCTCGTGTTTTCGTAATCTTTCTTCTCTCAGTTCTCCCACGTATTTTACTACAAGGGGTGATAATTTTGGGTTTGTTAATTCCGATCCTTCTTGCCTTGCACGTTTGGGGCTATAACCAGCTTTGATAGCAGCTTCTGATTGTGTTAAAGGTCCGTTTTCATCACCAAATACCAAAAACTCGGCGAATCTTCTTTGCATTTCTGTTAATCTTTTAGGAACTCCCATATTTGACAATTTAAGGTAACACGTCTATAAAGTCAATATATGAAAGATGACAGAGGAAATCTCGATTTAACCAAACAAATTCAAGACTTAAACAGTCAAAATGAGGGTTTAAAAAACCTAATCAACTTTCAAAAACAAGAGATTTGGGAGCTTAAAAAGATTAAGTTTGAAAATGAACAAAATAAAAATTTAGTTTTTAATTTAAAAAAACTTATCGAGGAGATTTCTAAAAATGTTCGTTAAACACTTGCAAGAGTATTTAGATAAATTTACCGAAGGACGTAACGGAATGAGAGGTAATGCGGTTAGTAATGCGAGAATTTATATTATGACTAGTAAAGGTTATTTAGAAGAGATTAAGAGAATTGAAGTTCACGAAAGCAACAACCCTAACGATACTTCAATTAGGGTTGTGCTTAAACCTAACAAAGAAGAGAAATTAATTCTACCTCCTGGATACATCAAAGACTATTGATTAAAAAGGAATATCGTCATTCAACTTTTGTTCTTCTTGTTTTTTCTTCTTCCAATCTAAATATTCTTTTTTATTTTTTTCCTCTTCATTCCATTGACTGTTCAAGATGTCTCTCATTGATTTTTTCAACTTCTCAAGACTATCTTCAGTATCAATTAAAACTACTATTTTATTAATTAGATCTAATTTATCTTTCTCCATTATCCTACCTCCTTTCTTATGCACAACTCAAGCAATATCGCTTGTCCGATGGGCTTTGATTCTTGTACAAAGGTTCGTTACAATTCTTTGCTTTGCAAATTGTTCTACCTTTATGATAGTTTTCTTTTTCTATCTTTAACAGTTCGTCAAAGGTTTCATTGCCTTTTAATTTAACTCCGTTAAAAGTTTCTAATCTTTCAACTTGTTTATAATTTATTTTTTCTTTCATTACTCCCCCTTTTTTATTTTAAACAGTCATCACAAATTAAATCAAAATCATTTTGATTAATGTCTTTCATTGTTCCATATAATTGAACATTGTCACATTTTGAACAAATATCAAAACCCTGTGTTGGATTGTCTTTCATTATTTCTCTTTGTTGTTTTTCGTTAAGTTTCATAGGTATATCATCTTCATCTTTATATTTATTTGCTTTTGCAAAGATGTTATCAAGTTCTTTCCACTTATCTCTCATTACTCCTCCTTTCTGTAATTTGGTAATCCTTCAAATATCATCATTACACTCATAAAAAATAATAATATTGAAACGACTTGATGAGATGTGTGCAAAGCTATAATTAAACTTACTTGAGCCATTGCAACACCTAATAACACTAATAGTAGTCTCATTTTTCCTCCTTATATCCTTCTCTCGCACTTTCTAAATGATCTTCAAAATCCCAATTATATTCATTTTTATTTTTATCGCAAAAGTGCATTAATGCAATTAAAACATCAGTCACGTTATAATATTTTTTTGGATCTGATTCATCACCTTTTAAACCAAGTAAGTCCTCAATCTTTTTTACATCGTCTTCAATAGTTTCCATCATGTTATTTTACTCCTTTCTTTTTTGTTTCTTTCTATCTTATTTTTATACCTTATATAATAAACCTTCTTACTACTCAAGATGTTTCTTATCGTTTGTT